CCAACTTGTCTCCATTTCCTCGGAGTTGCGGTGGACTGTTCCTCGCCACCTGATTGCGGCAGACGGTTCCTCGCTGCCAGTACCACATAGGCTATCATAGGTCAAGGTGCGTGTCAAAGAAATGGGGGTGATACGCTTTCAAAACGTATCACCCCTCTAAAGTCCTGTAGATTCATATGATAGCTTATGTCTGGGCCATCACTAGCGAGAATCTTTCGGATTCTTCAGGTCCATCATGCTCAGCTCCTTGACCTCCCAGTCTGGCAGGTGGTAGCTCGTCCCAGCGAAGGTGTGCCTCTTCTCGCTGATGTGGTTGTACCTAGCCTTCAGGTCTTCGAGCCTGCTCAATAGGAGCACGTATTCGGCCCCAGACAGGTCGCGCAGGTGTAAATGGTCGAACTCCTTCCAGAATCGCCTAGAATAGCCTCTGGTTGCGTGGCCTTGGCACTGTCCAGCCCGCGTCACGCCCATCTTGCTCCTGCAATACTCCCATGCCGAGGTCGCGTAGTACGGATGCGTGTTGGTACTCAGCGTGTAGTAGTCTACGAACAGGATGTTGAGCCGTGTAATCTGGAATGCGTAGTGGAACTCCGTCCGCAGCTCGCGGTGAGTCTCGTAGGCATATGCGAGCGCGTCCGACTCAGACTCGAACGGCTCCTGACGCATCGACGTGCCGTCATCGAACCAGAGCTGGATGCCCCAGCCGTCGCTGGTCTGGTATGTCTTGAACTCGGTTGCCTGTGCCATGGTCATTCTCCCATCTACCTGTAGAGCACCTTGCCGTTGAGCGTGGTCAGCTGTATGCCGGCCCTGTCTAGGTCGAAGCTCCAACTCGCTTCCTCAAGAATCAGTTCGTAGAGCGCACGGCCCCTGATAGCCTCGGGTGCCGATACCGTTGTCTCTTCGCGGTGTCCCGCCGACTTGTCGAATATCTCAAGCCAGTCACCCCAGACGTTCGCCACGAACAGTGGCTTGCGGTTTCGGTCTGTCACGAGGAACCACTTGTCCCTGACCCCGCCGTCTCGGAGCGTGCTGTCCTTCGCCAGCTCCCTGACCTGCTTGATGTACCAGAGGTCCATCTTGCCTACTCCCCTCTACTTTGGGTCTTCCCCTCTTGCTGGCTCTAGTATATCATATCACGGCTGATGGCGTCAAGCGAGAATCCTAGGATAGCCACGAATCCCTTTGGTGCTGCTTCTTGACCACGAGCCTCTTGGTCTTGACGAAGTAGCGGAGCGCGTCCATGCAGTGGTCGTTCTCCTTCACGGGCTTGTCGCTTTCCGACTTCTCGTCCCAGACGTAGCCGACGAACTCCTTCTTCGTCTCGGTGCACGACTGGTCCAGACGAATCAGGCCACGCTTGATGGCAACTGCCGTGTCCTGAAGCCCGTCAGCGACGGCGTTGTCTGCGGGCAGTATCTTGAAGCGCCGCTCCCGCACGGCACCCGCCTGCATAAAGCTAGCCAAAGTGATACACGCGCTCGCCCGTGTGAAACCTGCCTCGCTGGCACAGGCTTGCAAGGCTGTCAGGAGCGTCGTCGTGCTCCGCGTCCTCGGTGTAGTCGCATATCTGGTCTATGTAGGCTTTGTCCGTGCCGTCCACGAACACGATTTCGGGCCATGCCGTCTTGAGGTAGGTCACAATCTTGACGTGCTTGTTCTGGCTCTCCGCGTATGGCACCACCCTAGCTCCGAGTTCCTTGAACGCCCTTGCGCTGTAGCCCTTGTCGGCGTTCGTCTCGGTGTGCAGCCTGCCGAGCCTGAGCCTTTCGTAGTCTGCCATGATGAGCGGGGTGACGTCCTCGACGTGCTTGCGCCACATCCTGCCGTACACGTACCTGACCCCGTCGTGTACCGCCATTGCGGTGAAGGCGGTGAAGTCCTCCCCGTGGTAGGCTGCATCTACGTGGCACTCGCCGCCCTCGACGAGGCTCTGGTCGGCCCCCACCTTTGGGCTGGTGAAGATAACGTCATCGGACGGGATGAACCGTAGCTCGTAGTTAGCAGCCCAGAGGGAGGGTGTCATGCGTTCCTTGATGTGCTTGGCGTCCTCCTCCGTCATGACCTCTGGCATGGTGGTGTAGTCCCACTTGCGGGGCTTTGGCATCAGGCTACCAGCATCGTCAACGTGCCACGGCGTCATAGTGTTTACTATCCTGCCGCCACGGTTCTTGATGTTCTGTAGCTCCATGTAGACGGACTTGGTGTGCTCGCGCTCCGCCCTCGAAGTCCTGTCCTTGAGGTTCACTATATCGTCCGTGAATATCACGTCGTAGTGCTTGCCCGTCAATGAGCCGTTCACGCCCATGCCAGTCAGCTGCGAGCTGCCGCGCGGGTCGTTGGTGAGGTTTGTCGACAGCTCGTTCTGCGTCGATGTGGTAAGCACCACCTGAACGCCCCATATGGCGAGGGAGATTGCCCGCGTGTCCTCCGATTCGAGCATCTTCCTCACCTGCGCTATGACCTCCTTCACGTCTGAGTCGGTCTTGCGCATGAACGCCACTCGGAGGTTCGGGTACAGCACCATGATGAGCGCCAGCGAGCCAGCGACGCAGGTTGTCTTGCCAGAGCCACGGAACGCCTGAATGGTCTCGTCCTCCTTGCCGAAGACCATTATCCGCATCCATTCGCGGTAAACGGGGCTTTTCCTGCCGAAGCCCATGAGCCGCAGGTAGTTGTCGGGCCTCGCCTTTAGGTCGCGTATGAGCTGTTCGGCGTCCATCACACGTAGTCCCAAATACTGTCTTTGTGTTCTGCATACCAGTCTTTGTCTAGCCTGAACTGGTCTTTGATTTTATAGATTGGCGCACCTGCATTATGTAGCCCGCTCAAAAGAGGCCCCGCATACGTCCCGATTTCGTTCGCTATTTCTCCGATTGTGGGGTCACCCATGTACTCATCGTATTTGCCTATCGCTTCCTGAATCGACAAGTTGGGAAATACGTCCTCCCTTGTCCTGCTAAACACATAATCAGCGCCCATCGATAGATTGTATTTTGGCTTGAACATTTTGATTAGGAAACCTTCGAGCCTTATTCTGTCTGTCGTGGGATAGAACTCAAATCGGTCGAATTTCTTCTCGCCTTCGGCTATGTGCTCCCCGATTCTCCGATAGAGGTTGTCGGTTGTCCCTATGTACACAAGCTCGTCACCGTCATAGAGGAAATACACGCCTTCCGTAAACACCTGCATTATTGCTCCCCGTATCCAAAGTCCGTCTGCACGTCTCCCGTGATGAAGTCGAACGTTGCCCTGAGCCTGCGAATGTCGCGCCACTTGCCGCGCCCCACGTAGTCTGGGTTGATTGAGAACGTGTTGTTGGCAACCTTGCGTATCAGCCCCTTGTCCTTCAGCTCCTTGAGCGCCTTGTCGAACATGCTCTGCTTGATTCCGAGGTTGTTCTGAATGTTCCTGCGAAGGACTGGGTTGAGGTAGACCAGCTGCTCGTACTCGGCGTATGACATTAGCTTGACCAGCTCGTAGAACACCTTCCCCGTGGTCTGCTTTATGTCGGTGAACACGGATAGCGTCTGGATGTAGAGCTTCACGTAGTCTGGTTCCTGCTCGTACCTGACCTCGTGGGTGGTGACCTCCGTGGACTCGCCCGTTATCTCGCCGTCCTCGTTCACGGTGAGCACTCTGGTTGTCTCCGTGGCGGTGCGTGCCATCAACTGCCTTTCTTGCCGTCTGCGTTACCCTCTAATTGTAACACAAGATACAAGATTCTGCTAAAATGACGCACGGAGACAACGTAACGCTAATTACGATAGCGTCTGCACCTGCGAAAAGTTGTAACCACAGTACAATTTTCTTGTACTCCCATTACAAGATTCTTGTAACCCCATTACAACTTTTTCTCTACGAAAATGCACGCCTACCTGCGCAGACGTGCAAAATCGCCTTCTTTTATTTTTTAACCCAAGTAGTTAGCTGCTAGTCCTCTGACAGAATGCGTTCCACTCGCTCACGTGCCTGCGGGTCTATGGTGTCCACCTCGACGCGCTGGACGGGCTGCTCCCCGATTGTGTCACGGATAAGCGCGAAAGCCTTGAGGAAGTCGCTGTCGCTGGCGTTGCCCTCGGTGACTATCCTGATTGCGTTGAGCACCATGACGTCCTTGCAGGTTGCGTCCTTGCCGTTGACCTTGGCTGGCATGGCTAGGTACTCTTCCAGCATCTCGCGTATCTCGCGCTTCTTGCGACGGGCCGCGCCAGAAGCCTTGCCGCCTGCTCTCTGTTCGCTCACTGTTAGCTTGTGGGTTAGGTTTTCCTCGTTAGCCATATTCTAGCCTCCAAGAGGTATGGAGCGGGTGGGTCGAGTCGAACGCCATGCACGGCTGGTTACCATGTTCCTTCCTGCAAGGCACCCGCATGGGTGATTGTACTACTTCCTCTCGCCCTTGTACATGCCAGCGCCCATCTCATCAATCTTCGAGTACGGTATCTCTGGCACGGTCAGGCGGTCACGCCATCTCTTGTCTATGAAGTAGACGTATCTAAGCATGTATCCGCTTGCCATCTTAGCGCCAGTCGCTTTCAGGTACTTGCTCCATGAGTACTTGCCGTTGAAGTAGTCAAGCGCGGACTTCCAGCCAAGCTCCTTTCTTGGCTGGCTAAGATGCGCGTTCATGGTCATGTTTGCGACTTCGGTGCCGTCTGGAAGAATCGCTATCGTGCTGTTCTCCGATATTCCAGTAAGCACAAACCCTGACGCACGATATATGGTGCCGTCCCCGCATTGGCATCCATCCGCGTAGCTCAATATCCATTTGATATGAGGTGCGTTCTTTCGTATGAGCCTAATTGCGACAGATATGCAGCGGCTCTCGCTGTTCTTTGGTAGAACTTCGTCAAACGCCATGCGGTTAAGCTCAAGCATCCCGTTCCAAGGGGTGCCCTTGACCAGATGAAGTACTTTTGACTTGTCCATCGGCGGCCCAAAGCTCATAACGCCATGGAGCCTACCGTTGAGGAACGCCCCAAAGTGCAGCTGCGAGTTGGTGACCACCTTGCCGCTGTAATGGTGAGCCTTGACAAAGGGATTGGCAACCTTGGCAGGTATGACCCTGACCTCTACATCCTTTGCGCTTGCCATTGGCGTATAACCTCGCAGACCTGACGCGCCGCCATATTTCCGTCTTCGCCGCTTGCGTCGACTTGCTCCTGCATTTCCTCGAAAAGCTCGTATTGCTCTGCGGTCATGTGCAGGGAAACGGTCTTGAACTCAGGCTCATTACCATCTGGAAGCTCGAAGTCCTCACCGAACCCATCAATGGAAATTCCGGCGTCGAAGTCGAACATGGCCATGTCGAAGTCTACCTCTAGGCCCCCAAGCTCGACGGCCAGCGCCTCCATGTCCCAAGTTGCGGCTTCGGCAACCTTGTTGTCTGCCAAGCGGTAGGCGTTGACCTGAGCGGGCGTGAGGTTGTCGGCCACGACCACGGGAACCGTCTCCATGCCTAGCATCTTCGCCGCCTTCAACCGCGTGTGGCCCGCGATGATGGTGCCGTCGGAGTCTACGACAAGAGGCTGCTGGAAGGAAAACTCACGAATTGAGTTTGCTACATACTCGACCGCTTCATCATTGTTTCTCGGATTATTTGGGTATGGCTTGACCTTATCAATCGGCCAGTACTGAACCCTTAATTTATACCCCACTATTTTCCTTTCTTCTTGCCCTGAGTCCCGCATCAAGGCACGCCCTGCAAGTCCTCTGGTGCGGGTACTCTGGCCTGAACGTCCTGTTGCAGCATCCACACGTCCTGTCGTGGTTCTGAAGCCTTCTCCGCTCCCTTATGACCTTCGCGTGCGTAATCGCAACCTCAAGCGTCTGTCTGTCGTGCCATTGTATCGCCGCGCCATGGGCGCCGCTGCTCACGATTGGGTACACGTCGATTGGGACCGGAACTAGGTTCTCCTTCGAGTAGTCCCGCGTGTCACCGTTTGCGAACACGCACACGCAGTCATCGGGGAAGTCACGACCGTTCTGGCGCATCCATTCGAACTTCGACAGCTGTATCCAGTTGTCCCTCGGCGTCTTCTTGTTCCTTGGTGCCACCTTGATGAGCTGGTACCCGTGAGACTCCCTGACATCCAGCAGGTCTCGGCACCTCTCTAGAGCTGCGCCGGATATGGTGCCGCGCTTGAACTGGGTTGCCCTGATTCTCTCGATTCCGTCTGGGCTTATGCCCATCTCCTCCTGCGTCATGCCCTTGTTCCAAGGCGTCATGCCCCTCTCGAAGCACCCGCCCTTGGTTCCGCTCCTGACTCCCAGCTTGGCCTTTGCATTGGAAACCATCGCCGTCGTGAGCGTGATTCCGAACCTCTCGTGGAACGCCTCGATGATTTCGCCCTCGTGGTGGTTCGGTATGAAGCCTCTGAGGAAGTCCAGCATCTCGTCCGTGTACTTCCTTCTGGCGTGCCTCACATCGTCAAGCTTCTTGAGCCTGTGGTTTGCGCCATACGCCTGCATCATCGACGCGGTGACGTGGACGCCGAACCGCTCCGAGAACGACCGCGCAAGCTCTGAGTTGGTCATGCTCGGATAGCTCTCGGCAATCCATGCCTTCTGCTCGTCTGTGTACCTTCTTGGCATGCACTAGCCCTCAAGCATCCTCGGCACCGTGGCCTGCTGCGAGAACGTGGACCTCATCTTCGTGGCATCCATGATTACCTTGGCGTTGTCGATGATGTTGTGTGATATGCCCTCAACGGCCTTGGAGCGCTCAATCTCTGCCTTCAGAGCCGCCTCGTCGCTCACATCTACCTCACGTAGCCTATGGAGCTGTGAGAAAAGCTCGATGTTGAGCTGCCCAAGCGTGTTGTTCTGCGTGTCTTCCATGTCTACTCCCCGTATCCGAAGTCAGATTTCGCTCAGGCTCACCATGTGGGTCTGTAGGTCGGTGCTAACCATCAACCCTCCCTAGGTCATCCCGCATCAGGCCCTTGATGTAGCCCGACTTGTTGGGCACGGTGCTCAGCTTCTCTA